GGAATGTTGTTCTCAAGCCGGTATTGTGCCATAGTCTTCGCAGATGGTGGGACAACGTTCGGTGCATTAATGAAATGTGCGAAGTTCCATTTTGGTGCAAATTTTAGTGCTCCATGGTAGTGATCATAGGTGTCACGGACTTCGAAAATAGACGGGAATCGAGTGAAATCGATCATGTCAATGATTTCATCAAATGCTTTGAGATATCCTGGAAGGTGAGTTGAAGCTCGAAGGAGATTCGTTCTCGATGGATCTGTTGCAAACGGAAGAAAGATGAGGTATACATCTCGACAGAATGCATGGAAGTCGTTGTCTACACCGCAAGCGGCATAGGCGATTCCGATCGCTCTGTATGACATAAACTTTTTGTTTAGGCCACGTTCAGGATAGCACAGTTGTGCGACCAGTTTTCCGATTGGACGATGAGGTCTGCCGTAGTTACAGGAGTAACCAAGCATCTCAATGCGGCCACGGATTTCAGTTATGACGGATTTGGTTTTAGATAAAACCATATTGTATCGTGACAGTGCATAGGATTCGAAGAAATTCGTAAAATCCATGAGTTGCAGTAGTGTCATGTGGGTCATACCAGAATTATCATCACCCATTATAAATAGTTTGATGTCATCAATTTGATCATCATCAAAACCATATTCAATGAGAGCATCGATAATCAGAAATAGATTACCAAAGCTATCGAGGTATTGGGTATTATATAATCCGGAAGGTACACCAGCAGATGTTCTGCGATAGCCATAGCCATCAGCGGTAACAAAGGTCATATTATTGTACCACATGTGCAGAAATGAAAGGAGTGAATCCATTCTTTGATACATATCATGTTCGTCAAGGTCGGGATAGGTCGGGTATTCGTAGGTGGGCTGATAACCGTGGTTAATGACAATTAGTTCAGGAAGGAAGTCCTGATAGTATATGTCAGTTATGACTCTTGGCAAGCGTTGATCATATTGAGACCAATCGATTGAAAAGTAAGAGTTGTATTGTCGCGCAAGCGCGTCAATGACGGTCATTGCTCCTCGAATTGTTTCTAAACCATACATAATAGCACACTCAGGAGTGCGAGCCATTACTAAGAGAGGGAACGTAAGCATGGATTCAATTAAGATGAAGAGGTCATCGACTGCATAAACAGGTCGTTGTTTTAAGATTCCATCTTTCTGGGAAATGTGGTTCCTAGTGAATAACATGGTGGCGTGGTCGTTGAAGAATTTGTTCAGATAGTTAACCAGTCGGTTAAACATCTCGTATTCAGTTTCATCTTCAATGAATTCGAAATCGAATGGTA